ATGGTGTACATGGAAAATCCTGTAGGTATTGGAGAACACCCACAACACTTAGAAGAGATGGATAAGTTTGTTGAGAAATTGGCAAATGCAAATGACAAGTTAGAAAATTTAAAAGAATTTTATAAATACAATTATGGCAATTAAGAAAAATGATTTCAATTCGGTAAAGAAGAAATTCTCTACTTCGGCCAAATATAAACCCCAAAGGTTTTTTGACTGTGGTTCTGATTTCTTAGATGCTGTGGGTTTACCTGGTCCTGCTATTGGACATATCAATATGTTCTTGGGTCACTCAGACACGGGTAAAACAACTGCGATGATTAAAACTGCGGTAGATGCTCAAAATAAAGAGATTCTACCTGTGTTTATCATCACGGAACAAAAGTGGAGCTTTGAACACTCAAAGTTGATGGGTCTTCAATGTGAAGAGGTGGTTGACCAAGAAACGGGTGAATTGGATTGGGACGGGTTCTTTATCTTTAACAACAACTTTGATTACATTGAACAAATTACAGACTACATTAACAGTTTGTTAGATGCTCAAGAAAAGGGTGAATTGGATTACAGTTTATGTTTCCTTTGGGATTCTGTGGGTTCAGTACCTTGTAAGATGACTTACGATGGTAAAGGTGGGAAACAACACAATGCATCGGTTTTATCTGACAAGATTGGTATGGGTATCAACCAACGTATTTCAGGTTCTCGTAAAGCAGATTCAAAGTATGAAAATACTTTGATTATTGTAAACCAGCCTTGGGTTGAACTTCCTGACAATCCGTTTGGACAACCAAAAATCAAGGCTAAGGGTGGTGAGTCTGTTTGGCTTAACTCATCGTTGGTGTTTTTATTTGGTAATCAAAAAGGTGCAGGTACGACTAAGATTACTGCGACTAAGGACAAGAGAACTGTGAAGTTTGCTTCTCGTACCAAAATATCCGTAATGAAAAACCACATTAATGGTTTGGGTTATGAAGATGGTAAGATTATTGTCACACCACATGGTTTCTTGGCGGGTAAGGATACTACTGAAGAGAAGGCTTCTATTGAGGCGTACAAGAAGGAGTATTCTGACTATTGGAAAGAAATCATTGGGTCAGATGGTGATTTTGTGTTGAAAGAGGAAAAAGAAGTTATTGAATAACATAAAACTATAATTGTGAATAGAACACTATTAGTTGATGCTGATAATCTCTTTAAAATTGGTTTTCACGGGGTAAAGGAATTTTACCACAATGGAAATCATATTGGGGGCATCTTCCATTTTGTTAACACACTTAGACGTTTCCTACAAGAACACAATTATGATAAAGTGGTCGTCTTTTGGGATGGGGTTAATAACTCGTCTCAAAGACGACTTATTTTTGCTCAATACAAAGAGAATAGACGGACCGAAACCAACGAGTTGAAGAAAGAGTCGTATGAGTGGCAAAAGTCTCGTGTGCGTCAATATATGGAGGAAATGTTCATACGTCAGGTGTGTGTTGACAATACCGAAAGTGATGACCTAATTGCTTACTACTGTCAAATTTCAAATGACGAGAAAAAAACAATTTTTTCATCGGATAAAGATTTAACTCAATTAATTTCGGATGATGTTGAAATATACTCACCAATTAAACACGAATATTACCGTAATGGTGATAAGATTAAAATCGGTGATTTATATATTCCACATCAAAATGTTGTCACTTATAAAATTTTAACAGGTGATAAATCAGATAATGTTGATGGTATTTACTTGTTAGGTGAAAAAACAGTTTTAAAATTATTTCCTGAGATACTTGAAAAAACGGTTTCTGTTTCTGATATTTTAACAACAATCAATAATTTGACTGAAGATGAAAAGAAACAAAAATCGATATCCAACATACTTGAAGGAAAAACAAAACGAGGTTCACTCGGTCAAGAATTTTTTGAAATCAACAAACGACTTGTTGATTTGTCCAACCCTTTAATATCTGAAGAAGGGAAAAAAGAAGTTGAAGATTATTATAGTGAGGAATTGGACCCAGATGGTAGGGGTCACAAGAATCTTATGAGAATGATGAATGATGATGGAATTTTTAAATATTTACCAAAAACAGATGATATGTGGGTGGAATTTTTACAACCATTTTTAAAATTAACAAGAAAAGAAAAAAAACGATTTAATATAAAAAACTAAAATTATGAAAGAACAAATGCAAGACACGACCAAGATGGAGTTCTTAATGACGTTGAACAACAACATCATTGTGCAAAGATTTTACAACGTAAAAGGTTATAACCCAAAGGCTCGTAGGAGTTTGGAGGTTTCTAATCTTTTAAGAATTGTTGGTGAAATTGTTGAAAACAATCTTAAAATAAAATCATTGGTCTACATGGTAGATAACCAAGACCAAATTATGATAGACCCTAAAATTTTAGAGACATCAAATACGGATGCTCCTGAGTACTTTAACATCTATGTTAGAATAGGAGATGAGACAATTTGTCATAGAATTGTAGATGCTAAATTGTACCCTCCAAAGGTCAGATATACCGTAGACATACGCCCAGAATTAAAAAGTATACTTACGGGACTGACTGACATTTTTTCAGATGAAGATTTAACTTATAGATACTTGAATTATCAGCTCGCTTAACAGTATTTATAAATCCAAGCACACATTAAAAATTAAAAAAAATTATGTCAAACGATAAAAATTTCGGTTATTTAGGGAACACATTTCAAATTCAATTATTAAATAATATTATTCTCTACAAGGACTTTGCCACTTCTATCGTTGACGTGTTAGACCCCAAGTATTTTGATAATCAATATTTCCGTCTAATCATGCAAATGATACGGGAGTATTATATAAAATACGAACACGCCCCAACCTATAACACGTTGGAACAAATGACCAAATCTGAGATTTCATCACCAATGGCACAAAAAATGGTGATGGATATGCTTGAACAAGTAAAAGAATCACCAATTGAGGGTTCTGACTACGTTCAAGAAAAATCTTTGAAATTCTGTAAACAACAAGAACTTCAAAAGGTTATGTCTAAGGCTCAGAAAATTATCGACAAAGGAGACTTTGAAAGTTACGACCATCTTGAAGAAATGGTACGTGAAGCTCTCCAAGTTGGTGAGGTTGAAATTGGTACTTCGGATGTATTCTCAAATCTTGACGAGGTTTTAGATGATGATTATAGACATCCAATACCTATGGGTATTCAAGGTATTGATAACCTACTAAAAGGTGGTTTGGCTAAAGGTGAGATTGGTGTAATATTGGCACCTACGGGGGTTGGTAAGACAACTATATTAACTAAATTAGCAAATAACGCGTTCAATTTAGGTTATAGTGTGTTACAAATATTTTTTGAAGACAATCCAAAAATCATCCAACGTAAACACTTCACAATGTGGACTGGTATAGCACCTGATGACTTATCAAATCATAGGGATGTTGTTATAGAAAAGGTTAAAGAAATTAAACTTAACACAAAAAATAAATTAACTTTGAAGAAGTTACCATCAGACACTATGACTATGAATCAGATTAAAAATCAGGTTAGGAAAATGACGGCTGAAGGTAATAAAGTTGATATGATTGTTTTAGACTACATTGATTGTGTGGTACCGGATAGGAAACTAGAAGATGAATGGAAGAGTGAGGGTTCTGTTATGAGGGCATTTGAGGCACTTTGCCATGAATTACAAATAGTGGGTTGGACAGCAACTCAGGGTAATCGTTCATCCATATCATCAGAGGTTGTTACTACAGACCAAATGGGTGGTTCTATTAAGAAGGCTCAGGTTGGTCACGTAATTATCACTGTGGCTAAAACTTTACAACAAAAAGAAATGAACTTGGCAACAATTGCAATTACAAAATCACGTTTAGGTAAAGATGGAGTTGTATTTGAGAATTGTAAATTTGATAACGAATTTTTAGTTATCGATACTGAACAAAGTGTTACTTTCTTGGGTCTTGAAGAACAAAAAGAAGAAAGAAATAAAAGTAGAATTAACGACTTGTTGAATAGAAGACAACAAAGACAAAACACAACAAATTAAATAAAAAATTATGGATAATTATATTTTTAGCATGGCACTAAAAGAGCACCGATATGTCATAAAAAGAAACGGTGAGACAGTCTTATTTGAATCTGAAAAGATTAAAAATGCGATTATTAAATCAATGGCATCGATTGATAAGATTGATGTTGAAATGGCGGACAAAATCGCAAGACTAACAACAAAAGGTATTTTTAAAGGTGATAAAGACCGAGTTCCTCATGTGGACGAAATTCATGACATGGTGGAAAATAAACTTATGGATAATGGTCTAAATGATGTTGCTAAAGAATATATCATTTACCGCTCAAAACACCGACCAAATATCTTTAATAAACGAACCAATTTAAAACCTTACGAGTATCCAAATTTAAGTGAATATGTGGATGCTATTAGACATTCATATTGGGTTCATACTGAGTTTAACTTTACTTCTGATATACAGGACTTTAAAGTACACTTGTCTGAGAAAGAACAAACTGCGGTACAAAGAGCTATGTTGGCGATTTCACAAATCGAAATTGCGGTAAAATCGTTTTGGGGTGACATTTACAAAAGACTACCAAAACCTGAGATTGGTAATGTTGGTGCAACTTTTGCAGAATCGGAAGTAAGACACGCAGATGCGTATTCACACTTAATTCAACTACTTGGATTAAATAATGAATTTGAAAATTTGTTAGAGGTTCCTGCAATTCGTAGAAGAATTAAGTATTTGGAAAAAACAATTTCAAATTCTAAAACTGTGGAAAACCAAGATTACTTTGAATCTGTTGTATTGTTTTCAATGTTTGTTGAGAACGTATCGTTGTTTTCACAATTCTTGGTAATCATGTCATTTAACAAATATAAGAATGTATTAAAAGGTATTAGTAACGCTGTTGAGGCAACATCCAAAGAAGAGAATATTCACGCAGGATTTGGTTTTGATTTGGTAAACATAATAAAAAAAGAAAACCCTTCTTGGTGGTCTGAGCAATTAGTTGAAGATTTAATTAAAGCAACTAAAGATGCTTACGAAGCTGAAGAGGAAATTGTTGATTGGATTTTTGAAATGGGCGACTTGACTTTTTTAACAAAAGCACAAACTTTAGAGTTCATCAAACATAGATTTAATATCTCTTTAAATTCAATTGGAATTGATAATATATTTGAAATTAATCAACCTTTGTTGGAAACAACTGAGTGGTTTGATGATGAAATTTTAACAACAAAACACACTGATTTCTTCAATAAAAGAAGTATCAATTATAGCAAGAAATCAAAGTCGATTACGATGAATGATTTATTTTAATTAAAATAATATAAAAAAAATGGAAAATAGAGAACCTTTTGAATGGATAAACGAAGAGTCAATAATATTTCTTCGTAGAGGATATTTGAGTGAGGGTGAACAACCCTTAGATAGAATTAGAACAGTTGCTGAACATGCTGAAAAAATATTAGGCATGGAAGGATTTGCTGAAAAATTTTATGATTATATGGGTAGAGGTTGGTATTCACTATCTTCACCTGTTTGGGCTAACTTTGGAAAAAAGAGGGGACTACCTGTTAGTTGTTTCGGTTCTAATGTTGGTGATAATATTGAATCAATTCTTTATACTCAAGCTGAAGTTGGTGAGATGAGTAAAATGGGTGGTGGAACCTCAGGTTATTTTGGTAACCTTCGAGGTAGAGGTGCCACAATTACAGACAACGGACACGCGCCAGGAGCAGTCCATTTCATGAACCTATTCCAAAGTGTTGTAGACAATATTTCACAAGGGTCAACGCGTAGAGGAAGATTTTCACCATACCTTCCTGTTGAACATCCCGACATTATGGAATTTTTGGAAATTGGAACTGAAGGTTTCCCAATTCAAGATTTAACACATGCGGTTACAGTTACGGATGAGTTCATGGAACAAATGGTAAATGGAGATAAAGAAAAGAGAGCGATATGGGCTAAAGTAATTCAACGTAGAGGTGAGATTGGATATCCATATATTATGTTCACTGACACTATGAATAAAAAAGCACCTGAAGTTTATAGAGATAAAGACATGAAGATTTACAACTCTAATCTTTGTTCTGAAATTGCTCTACACAATTCAGAAGAAGAGTCTTTTGTTTGTGTATTGTCATCTATGAACTTACTTCATTATGATGAGTGGAAAGATACCGATGCGGTTGAGATGATGGTTTATTTCCTTGATGCTGTCGTTACTGAGTTTATCACTAAAATTGATGACATAAAAAACAGTGGAACCATCGAAGGACGCAGAGCATTCTTTTACCTTGAAAAGGCTTACAATTTTGCTAAAAGACAAAGGGCTCTTGGTTTAGGTGTTTTGGGTTGGCACTCACTTCTTCAGTCTAAAGGATTAGCTTTTGACAGTAAGGATAGTGCAAGATTAAACATTGAGGCGTTCAAACTTATTAAAGATAAGTCATACAAAGCGTCTGAAACATTAGCGGAAATGTTCGGCGAACCTGAAACTCTTGTCGGATATGGTAGAAGAAATGTGACACTAAACGCAATTGCTCCTACAACATCTTCAGCATTTATCTTGGGTCAAGTATCACAATCAATCGAACCAATTTGGTCAAACGCTTATGTAAAAGATGTGGCTAAATTAAAAGTGACTATTAAGAATCCTGTACTACAGAAGTTATTGGCATCAATAAAGAAAGATAACAAGGCGACGTGGGATAGTATTAAAAAACACGATGGCTCAGTTCAACATTTAGAGTTTTTAACAGAAGAACAAAAAGATGTGTTCAGAACATTTGCCGAAATTAATCAA